CAGAGATGATCCTTACCGTGGCATTGGTGCCACATTCAGGCGAGTTTCGTATCGCTTGCGTTAAGAATCGCTTTGCTAAGCACAGCGCCACTGGTGATAATTACTTAACACTATGGGCCGATGCAAGCAGAATGACGATATACTCAGACATACGCGAGATGCGTGTCGGTGTAACTTCAAGGGAGATGGAATGAGCGCAGCGAATAAACGCAAAGGATCCACATTTGAAACTGGCATCCTTAAGTGGCTACGCTCCAAGGGAGTTAACGCCGAACGTCTACGCCTAGCAGGTAAAGACGACGAGGGTGATATCGTGGCGTTTGTCGCTGGTAAGCCTTATGTTTTTGAACTGAAAGCAACTGCCAAGATGGACCTACCACAGTTCTGGCGTGAGGCTACAACCGAGGCTGCCAACTATGCCAAGGCTAGGGGCATCACACCAGTACCACCAGCCTATGTCATTGTTAAGCGTCGCATGGCTGGGCTGGATCAATCCTGGGTTATCCAGGATCTTAACCAATGGTTAGCACAGTCAGGAGTAGACGAATGAATGAGTCAAATAGGCCCAACCCGATAGAACCGATAAGCAATCAAGAGGCTCTTATTCTTCTTCAAGAGCAAAACAAGAATTACCGTGAGTTGTTAAAGCAAAAAGATGATGAACTTCGCGCAAGCCGCATCCAAGGGGCAAAAAATGCTCGCATGGTAGACGAATACAGAGACATCATTCAGTTGATAAAAGATGTCAGAAACGATGTCTTACACCGTGATTAGCAAGCCTGATCTGGGTGCCGTGCTGGAACATTACGGCATTCACGTCATAGAACGCCACGGATGGCAGGCTTGTAAGTGCGTGGTGCATGAGGATTCTCATGCCAGTGCGGCGTATAACCTAGACAAGCAGGTATTTAACTGTCTAGTATGTAACTTGCTAGGGGATGTGTATGATTTAGTAGCACGCAAAGAGGATATTAAGGAGTTTAAGGATGTTAAACGCAGAGCAGAGAAGATTGCTAACGGAAGCAGCAGACAAATATCACAACGATCTAACGCCACAGGCAGCGTCTTACCTAGCGGCACGCGGCATAACCAAGGAAGTGGCAAGTACCTTCCGTCTTGGAAGCGTCGTGGAGCCTAGTGCTGGCCATGAGCATGCAGTTGGCCGTCTGTCAATCCCTTACATCACTCCTGCTGGTGTTGTCGGTATTAAGTTCCGTGCCATTGGTGACGGTACGCCTAAGTATCTTTGGCCTACGGGTCAAAAGATTGGGCTATTTAATGTTGGTGATTTGCACCGATACTCTGACACGATTGCCATTTGCGAGGGCGAGATTGATACGATTATCGTGTCGGCTTTCACTGGCATACCTGCTGTTGGCGTGGCGGGAGTATCCCAATGGAAAGTATGGTTCCCTAAACTCTTTGAGTCGTACAACCGCATACTTATATTTGCCGATAACGACCAGAAGGAAGATGGTCGGAATCCTGGCCAAGAACTTGCTGGGCGGATCAAAGAGGACTTAAATACCGCAACTGTGGTACAGTTGCCGCCTAACCAAGATGTAAACGACGTCTATCTTTCAGAAGGTTCAGGCTGGTTCGCAGATAAGGTGGGAGCATGAAACGACCTAAGTTTATTAACGTATCTGGGCAACGCTATAAGATTAAGTTTGACCTAGTTGATCCAGAGGTTTATGGTCTTACTACATCTGACACTAACACCATTCAACTGCGCCCAGACATTCCAGAGGATAAGTTATTGCGTGTATTAGTGCATGAGATTACTCATGCTGTTATCTTTGAAACGCCATTTTCTACTCGCAAGCGCTTTGATGTAGAAGAAGTGTGCGACATTATTGGGTATCACTTCCTTAATGTCTTGCGTGATAACCCAGAGTTAGTCTTATACCTTCTTCACGAGATAGAGCGTGAGGATGACGAAGAAGTTATTAAACCATAATGGCTGAGTTTATCGGCGGACCGAAGGATGGCGCGCAAGTGCCAACCCCGTTATGGGCTTTGACCGTTATCGAGATGGAACAAAAACTGCACATGGGTGGTACAATAGTGTATTACTATGAACTGGACGAGGATAGCCATGACTGGATCTACCGAGGACAAGAAGGAGAGAGCAATGAATGAATCAAGATTTGAAGGACATCATCCAATTACTGCAAGACCTTGGCTTTCAAGTCCTCTCGATAGAGATATCAACGGGAATAGCGGTAATCCGTTGCCCTGGGACGCGAGAGTGAAGTTGGATAATAACTTTGCGACTAACGTTTGGAGCGTGCTAGATGAACTTGGGAACCTTCTCATCACCAAACAAGAGGACTATGGCAGTTCTAATGTTAATGACGCCTTTGGTGGGCCTATCAATGGCCTTCTTGTTCGTATCGGTGACAAGTATCATCGTCTTAAAAATCTTTTTACAACAGGGAAAGAACCTAAGCACGAATCTGTTGAAGATTCGTTCAAGGATCTAGCCAACTATGCGATAATCGCATTGATGGTCGAGCGAGGGGTATGGCCAAAATAAATGAAAAGCATAGTTTGCGTGCCAGATTTACAAGTGCCTTATCAAGATAAGGCTGCTGTCAAAGCCTTTGGACGATTCATTAACTGGTACCAACCAGACAGAGTGGCCTGTGTTGGTGACGAGATTGACTTTCAAGGTATCTCCAAATGGAGCCAAGGTACAGAACTAGAGTGGGAATCGGACATCGGCAAAGACCGCGATGAAACTGTTGAAGTAATGAAGCGGTTGCAGATTACAGACATTGTGCGCTCTAACCACCGTGATAGGTTGTATAACAAAGTACGCATGGCGGCGCCTGGCTTACGCAAGGCACCAGAACTACGCATTGAAAACTTTATGAAGTACAAAGAACTTGGCATCACTGACCATGGTGAAACCATGGACATTGCGCCAGGTTGGATCATGATGCACGGCGACCAAGGTAATGTTCAGCCTACTGCTGGCGCTACTGCGCTTGGCTTGGCGAAGCGTAGCGGCATGAGTGTTATCTGCGGGCATACCCATAGGGCTGGCTTAACGCACTACACACAAGCAGTAGATGGCAAAATGCGAACCACCTACGGCATGGAAGTGGGTCACATGATGGACGTGGCTAACGCTAAGTACATCAAGGGTGGTCTATTCACATGGGCGCAAGCCTTTGGATTGCTTGCAGTTGATGGCACAAATGTCCACCCAAAGATTGTGTTTATCGTTAACAACTCCTTTGAGGTTGATGGTAAAATATTCAAGTGGTAAATATTGCAATGTCCCCTGGAGATGTCGCCTATGCAGTTACTGAGGCGGTATCACGCTTTAACTTCAATCGTGCCAGAGGCAACGATTCATCTAAAGGCGCGGCTCCTACATGGGTAGAACAACTAGCCCGTGAAGTGTCAGGCTGTTTAGGTGAGTTAGCCATCGGTAGATGGATGGACAAGTATCCATTCTCAGTCTTTGAAGAGCGCAAGATGGGTGATGTTGGCGAGTTTGAAGTACGCACTACGGCTTATGCCACAGGCAAATTACTGTTGAGCAAAGACGATAACCCAGAGCGCAAGTATCTACTTGTCACTCTTCCCGACTATCATACGGCTGTTATTGTTGGCTGGATGTGGGGCTATGAAGTGCAACAAGACCAATATTGGGATACCAAGATAAGGATACCTGCCTACATGGTGCCACAAAAGGACCTACATGACCCTGCGAGTTTATTATGAGTGAGTGGCTAGAAGAGGCTACCGATGTAGCCTCACAAGTAGCACGTGTCGTACACCGCAAATATTCTGTTTACTTTGATGCGTCGGATCTGCGTCAAGAACTATTGACGTGGGTATGGCGTCGGCAAGATAAGGTTAAAGAGTGGCTAAGCCACGATCAGGAACCAGAAGATTACAGGGGTGGGGTAAAGCAACTAGGCAAGACCCTTACCCGCCAAGCAGATAAGTATTGTCGTCGCCTCAAGGCCCAGAAGTTGGGTTATGAGATTAGAGATGAGCAGTATTACGACCCTATTACCCTATCTGAATTGCTACCCTTCGTCTGGGGCGATGTGGTTGAGACGACCAAACTAGACGGTGAGAAAGTATCTGGGGCTGGTAATCCAGCCGAAGGTGGTAACTATGTCATTCAACTATTCGATGTACGCAACGCGCTATCTAAGATAGATGAGATGGATCGGGACGTGTTAGAATTGAAGTACGAGCAGAATCTAACCTTTGCCGAGATTGCTGAAGTGTTAGAAGTGAGCGATACAACAGCACATCGTAAGGTAGAAGGCGCTATGAGGCGCCTTGTTAATCAATTAGGCGGTACTAATCCCTTTGGAAAGGGCGAGGAATGAGCATGCAGTTGCCAGAAGGTCGTGAAGGATGGCTTGTTGTGGCGCATCGCCATGCGGTCATGCCATGGAAAAGGATCCGTAATTTTTATTACAATTTAAGAATCGGTTATCTTCTTAACAAAAACAGTATAAAAGATAGAGATTCCGCGCATCGTTATTTTAAGGCGAACAATGACCAAGCACATCCACGATCCTGAGTGTAAGGCGCTAGTGCGCCGCATTGAAGGCAAAAGTTATCACGAACTGGTCTGGGAATGTGTGCCAGGATGTTTGATTGGAGACGGCCATTCCACAATACGACTATAAGTGCCGCAGTTGCGGTAGTGAGCAAATCTTAGAACGGTCCATCCATGAAGAATCTACTTCCCCCATGTGCTGCGACAGCCTCATGGATAGGATCTTTTTTCCGCCAGCAATACAATACAAAACGGGCGGATTTTATTCGACAGATCATTAAGGAGCAAAATGGCAATTAGTCTAGTAAATGAATCCAAGCGTCCAATTAGCCTATTGGATGCAACAAACTTTGCGAACATATTAACGCAGTATTCTGCTTTGGTATGTCAGCGATATGGTTTACCGATTAACACAGTTGCGATTGCACCTGCTCGCGTAGCAGGCCAGCAGAATGTCGTTATTGTGGATCAGTTCCCAAAT